CAGTAGAGGCGTGCAAGCCATTGATTTCAATCGGTTTTGCGTTCGCCACGCCGGGGAAGCTGACGCACACCAGCGCGACCACCGCAGCGGCCGCGCTCACCCGGTCCAAGATCAGGCGCCATAGGGCGCGCTCGGTCGCAGAGGTGGCCCGCTCGGCGTGAATCATGGCCATCCAAGTCGGCCCCTCGATCTTGGCCAAGGCGCAAATTTGCGCAATTCGCTCATCCGACAGGGGTGTGTCGCCCTTCCGCCACCGGGAAATCAGCGAGCGCGTTACGCCAACGCGCTCCGCCAATGCGATGTCGGAGCCCAAATTCAAGCGGTTTTTCGCATTGTCAAGTAGTTCGTTGACGGCGGACATAGCGGCTCCTGTTGAGCGATCAGTTGACACGTGTTTCCCGATCAGTTTACATGCCCCACGTTGAGTGATCACTCAACACCCGCCAGCCGCTCCCCCTAGGGCGCTGGCGGGGATCTAGGGGCTGGGGGAAGGGGATAGGGGTCATGGCTGACGTCGCAATCGTGCTGGCACTGGTGGGTTCGAGCATCGCGCTCGCCCTCGGTGTCACCGTCCTCCCGCGCAGGCTGCGCGCACTCATCGACGCATCGCGTCCGAACCCCTCGCGTGAACAAGCGTTCGCGCTCCAGGCATCGATTGAGGTCTGCAACCTCGCCGCAGATCGCGAGTATGGCGAGATTGCGCCGTGGACCGACGCAGACGAGGCTCGCTACCAGCAGGCCCGCAGCCGTTACTACGTTTCCCGCGAAATTGCCGCTACCAAGCGTGGTGATCTGCTGGCTGCTGCGCGCTTCGCGGAGGTGGCCGGTGGCTGACGGCGCGGGAGCGACGGCAGGACTCCCCTCGTCTAACAGGGGAGTCAGTGAATTCAGGAACGAGACGGGAACCCTGACGGTCGGCATTGACTGGTTCTCCGCTTCGGTGGATCTGTTCGCGGCCTTGCGCGCAGTCGACTTCATCGAAGGCGAAACGCAAGAGGAAATGCGCCAGTGGATCGATGCCAGCGCCGACAACGCCCGCGTTGCTGCGCTGCAAGTGTTCTGCTGGTTTTTCGCCGGGCTGGGGCTGGAGCTGGACGTTGCCGCCAGTGGCGGCCGCTTCTACCTCTGGCGCGTCAAGATCATCAACGCCGCAAAGGAATTCGTGGGCATGATCGAGCTGGGCGGCGAAGAGTGCCGGCGTGCCGATGGCACGTATACCGCTCGCATCGAGCTGACCGGTATCGGATGCAAGTCCGTTGGCGCAGCGCGCTGCGGCCATGCGAAGCGGTGGCTGGAGCTTCGAGCGAAGCTCGAAAGCTGCGCCGGAAGGATCACCCGTGTTGACGTGTGCGCCGATGACCTGATTGGGGATTACCCGCTGCGCCTGGCACAGAAGTGGTACGCGGATGGCGAGTTCGACAACCGTGGCCAGCGCCCGAAGGCTCAGCTGGTAGACGACTACGACAGTGGCGACGGTAAGACCCTTTACGTGGGCGGCAAGAAGTCGGAGAAGCAGCTACGCGTGTACGAGAAGGGCAGGGAACAGGGCGACAAGAACTCGCCATGGGTGCGCTACGAAGCGCAGTTCCGTGCATCGAATCGCAAAGAGCTGCCGTTGGACATTCTCCGCGACCCGGCCAGTTACTTGTTGGGCGCGTACCCGGTGCTGAACTTTCTGCACTGCGTGGCCACCCGCATCGACATCACGAAAGCCGCAGTGGAAGCAACGTGGAAGAGCGCGCGCAGGCACTTGCGCCGCCAGTACGGGGCAACGCTGGCTTTCATCAGCCGCAACTGTCCCGACGCTGACGCGTTGAAGGCGGTCATTGAAACCTGCACCTCGCCAAAGCTGCCGAGGTGGGCAACAGGGGATACAGCAGCGCTATGGCCCGAAATCGCGGGCGTAAACCAACCTCAAAGGGGTACAGCATGAACAACGAAATCAAGGTCACCGTCCTGAGCGCCACCGTGGACGAGCGCGGCGGCACCTTCAAGGACGACGAAGGCAAGGACCGGGAGTACACCACCCGCAAGCAGAAGGCCAAGCTGGAAGCCGGTGGGTTCGCCTATCCGTTCGATGTTCGCCTGGACAAGGGTCAGGCTGCATTCCCCGAGGGCGATTACGTTCTCGACGTGGCCAGCATGGCGCAGGTCAACAAAGGCGTGCTGAACCTCAGCAAGTTCACCGCGCTGATCCCGGTCCAGAAGAGCGCCGCTCGCGCCAGTGCGGCCTAACACATGGCCGTCTGCGTCACGCTGACCGAGGCCGGCACGTTGGTGCCCACGGGCGAAGCTGCGTCCCAATGCGGCGGCTACGTGCTGGTTTCGGGCTCGGAACACGCGACGGCATCCGTCCTTGTGGACATTTTTCAATGGCCGGAACCCGAGGTTGCGGCCGGATGGTTTGCGGGTGTCTTCGGCCTAATCCTGACGCTCAACGTGGTCGGGTACATGGTTGGTGCAGTCGTGAAAATGGTCAGTACAGACCGGGATTGACCACCCCATAACGCGCATAGCGCATCAAGGAGAGCAACATGGAATTCGATTCGATCCTGTCGGGTCTGGCAGTGGCTGGTGCGGTGTCGGCCATCATCGGCGCGGGTGCCCTCAAGGCCTCCCCGGGCTTCGCCCGCTGGGCAACCAACAAGGTGGCGGGCTTCTTCCGCTGATTGCGGACGGGCCTCAAGCCAAGAGGGGGGAGGGCAATCCTCCCCCGCTTTTTGTGACCGATCAGACCAATAACGCCATCACCGAAGAAGACCTGGACACCGATTGGTGCCCAGAGTGCGGCGGTGATGACGTTATCGATCTGGCAGATGGCAATCAGTTCTGCCGCGAATGCCGCGTGGTCATTGACTACTAAGGGGGAGGCATGGATTTCAGCAACGTCTTGCTGGGGCTGTCAATTGTTGCCGCAGTCACCGCGATCATCGGCGCCGGCGCGCTCGCGGCAATGCCGGGCTTTGGTCGGTGGGCAGTGGACCGGGTGGCTCGATTCTTCGATAACGCCGATGAGGATGAAGCCGATCAGATCGCCGACGAAGAATTCGGCGAATCCGACGACGAGGCGCCGTGTGAGTTCGCCGGGCATGAGTTCGGCGGCGAGGACGTCTGCATCTACTGCGGCATCGAGCTGGACGAAGAGGACGATCTTCGCCAAGAGGAGAGGAGCTGATGTTGGTATGCATGGTGTTCGCGTTCCTCGGCGGCTTGGCAGGGCATGCCGTCGCGCTCGCCTTTAACGAGGCAAGCCAGTGAACGTGATTCGTGTTCTGTGCGTTCTTTTCGCGCTGGCAGTGCCAGGACTCGCGCATGCGGATGCCTCGTGCTTCAACATGGCCAGTCCGGGCGGCACGTGCGACGACGAGGGTCAAGCGACTCAGGCAGTTGAGATGCTGCTGCAGTCAAAGTCTGAGCCACGAAACCACATCTGCTGGGACCCGCCGAGGGAAAAAACCATCAGCGGTTCTGTGACATATGTTGGCGAGCCAAGCTGCGCGGGCGGCAAGGCGTATACGGCGTGGCGACAGTGGAGTGCTAGCTGCTCAACCCGTCCAGAGGAAATGGGTTGGAAGGGCGGTCCTACGGCCGGATCAATCGGCGTGTGTTATCAGGGCTGCGCGTACACCAGCTCGTTGGACGCCGGTTCGCCGACCGGAAACACATTCTCCCCAACAGGCGCCACCTGTCGTTCCGGCGATGCGCCTCCACCTGAGAATGCAGACCCCGGTGAACCCGGCGATGGCGACGGCGATGGCGGCGGTGGCGACACGGGAGGCGGTGGCGACGGTGGTGGGGACGGCGGCGGTGATGGTGGTGGCGACGGTGGTGGGGATGGTGGCGGTGATGGCGGCGGCGGAGGGGGCGGTGACGGCGATGGGGACGGCGATGGCGACGGTGACGGTGATGGTGACGGTGATGGTGATGGCGGCGGTGGCGTGACACCGGGCCCCGGCGACGGCGATGGTGGCGCCCCGGGCCCCACAACCGGGCGGCTCTACAAGAAGTCCGGAAAGACCGTCGAGAAGGTCGTGGCGGATTTCAAGTCGGCTATCGAGGGCGCGCCGATTCTCTCCAAAGTCAAGGGGTTCTTCGGCGGGTGCACGGGTGGTGGTAGCTGCCCCAATGAGACATGGGACGGGGGGCAGTACGCCGGCAAGTTCGACCTGTCGAGCCTCTGCTCGGGCGTGCTGCTCGGGCTGTTTCAGTTCGCCGGCTTTGTGTTCCTCGCTGGCATGAGCGTTGTAGCCCTGAGGTGGGCCCTCCTATGAATCGCAAGCATCTGATCATTGTCGGCGTGGCGCTGCTGGTGCTGGTGGCGTCCACGTCCTGGGCGTTTGCGGACACGGGCCCTATATCGGCAATCACCGGCTGGCTCGCGGAGCAGATTAAGTCGCTGTGGGCGGACTTCTACGACTTCATGCATGACCTGTTGGTGGACCTCGTTGAGGTCGGACTTTCGATGTTCAAGGCGATTGTCTACCTCATCCCGGCGCCCAGCTTCCTGTCCGACTTTACGTTCTGCGCGCTGCTCGGATCAGCTGGCCCGTGGACGGCCTTTATCGTGGCCCAGCTTCGGGTCGCCGAGGCGATGGCAGTGTTGGCCACCGCGCTGGTCTTCCGCCTTGTGCGTGTGTTCCTCACTCTCTTCCAGTGGACATAACCCATGATTTTCGGACATGAAGGACTGCCGCGCAGCGGCAAGAGCTACGAGGCCGTGTTGCACCATATCCTGCCTGCACTGCGTGCCAAGCGGCACGTGTATGTGCGCCTCAATGGGGTAGGGGAGAGGTTGGACGCCATCGCAGCGCACTTGCAGATGCCTGCGGAAGAGGTGCGCTCGCTGGTTCATGTCATGGGTGATAAGGAGGTCGTTGAGTGGTGCGTATGCGACACCGACAACGATGGCGGCGTCTCCTTTCCGCACATCGAAAAGCACTCGCTGGTGGTTATCGATGAGGCTCACGAGTATTGGCCGACCAACCGTGCAAACCTGCCGGAGCGAGCGGCGAACTTCTTTGCCAAGCACGGGCACATCAGCCTGGACATGGTGATCATCTCGCAGGACTGTAAGGATCTGCACCGCCTGATCATCCGGCGCATGGCCAAGAAGAACACCTACACCAAGCTCGATGCGCTTGGCTCGGATCAGCGCTACTCGGTGCGCTTCTACGCTGCCACCGGCACAGGCAAGTACGATTCGGTCGGAACTGAGATGCGCAAGTACGACCCGGCCATCTGGGAGCTGTATCACGGCGTGCAGCCGGGCATTGAATCCAATGACGTTTACAAGTCCAACACACGGACGTTGTGGAAGACGCTGCGCATGCCTGCCATCGGCATGGCGCTGGCCGCGATCCTCGGTGTGGTTTTCCTCGCCCGGTTCTTTACCTCCGATGGCGGCACCGGGGTTTCCACGAAGGCGAAAGAGGTGGTGGCGTCACAAAAGGCGAGTCTCCCCGCTATGGAGCGCGGTCCTGCCGCACAGCCTCGCGCGGTCGTCACCAAGGCGCCGGCAGCTGCTGCTGCACCTGCCGAGAAGCTCCCGGCTGGCGTGGAGTACCTGCTGGAAATGGTCAAGTCGTCGCGTCCCAGACACGCAGGCTGGTATGGCGCCCGCGACATTGTGGAGTTCAGGTCCAACGGCGGTGGCCAGGTCGTGGACCGATTCACCACGGAGCAGCTTTGGGCGCTTGGGTGGTCGGTCAAGCGCACAGAATACGGTGTGATCCTGTCCGCGAAGGGTAACGAAATCATCGCGACCACGTGGCCCGTGGATCCATTTGGCGAACAGTCCTCAGCCACTACCGCGCGTATCAAGGCGGCTGGATCGCCTGTGACGAGCGCGAGCGAGACACAGCCGATCACGGCCGCCGCCGCAGGCACGTCCATTGGGGTTGCACCGCGCCCGATGAGCACGTTCCCAGAGTCCGTGCAGAACCGTTACGGCGGGGGCTAGAATCGCGCCCATGGAAAAGCTCGCAATGACACCTGACGGCGCCTTACTTTTCGCGTGCGTCACGATAGTGCCTGTACTGCTAGGCATCGCGTGGGCCGAGTTCGACATGTGGCGTGACCGGCGCAAGCAGACACGCCGAGATGGGGTGTAGGGGCGACGCCCCTACGGATAACGCCTCACCCGCGCACGGATGAGATCGGCCCACGTTCCGCCTGGACTGCCGGTGTGGGGCCGGCGCCGGGACCGGGGGCGCCCACGGTGGACCGCTCTTCGTATGACCTACGCACGTAGTCGCGCAGGTTGACCACGGCGGCACGTTGCCCAGCTCGAAGCCGCACCCGGGAAGAATCGATGCCGCAAGGCTTTCCGTGCCTGTCCTTTGGCAGATAGCCGCGGCGTGTGTCGTCCATCATGGTTCGCCATTCCTGTGCGATCGCAGCTGTCAGCGACAGCCACGCCAGATCCTCTGGCATCAACTCGCGGCCTTCGGGCGTGACCAGTCGGCCACCTTTGAACGAAAAACCGGCCCAAGGGCCGGTTAGAGTGCGATCACGCATGGGCGAGGTTCCGTCTCGTTGGGTGAGACGGGAGCAGAGGCAACATCCGTGCCAGCCGCCGCCTTGCTGTTCTGAACATAATATACATTATGCGAAATCAAATACCGTCGTAGCTGGCTGTAGAAGCTGTCCATGCTTAGGCTGCCCCAGCCTCTTTTTCTGGGCCTGTCACAATCACTTTTTGAACAGAGACCTCGACATGGGCCCGCGCAAGCTTTTCGTTATCGGAAACGGCTTCGATCTCCACCACCGCATCCCATCGAGCTATGCCCACTTCCGAGACTTCGTTCAGGCCCAAGATCGTGATGTGTTTGATGCAGTGGAGCGATACCTCCGCCCAAGCAGCGCGTGGTCAGACATGGAGTCGGCCTTGGCCGAAATGGACCCCGACGAGATTATTGAGGATCTCAGCCACTTCATGGGGTCCTATGGCGCTGATGATTGGAGCGACTCCGGGCACCACGACTTCCAGTATGAGGTGGACCTCTTGGTCGAACGCCTGAGCACCGGCCTCCGGCACCGATTTGGACTTTGGATCAGACAGCTGCAAATTCCGAGCAACATTCCAATCCACCAAATCGTCCAGGGGCTGGACCCGACCGGCGCGTTCTTGTCATTCAACTACACAACTACGCTCTCCGTTGGCTACGGCATCCCGCGTGAGCGAATCCTCTACATCCATGGCTGTGCAGATCAAGTCGAAAAGGACCTGATCATTGGCCACGGTTGGAAGCCAGAAGATCGACGCCCCCTCAATGACCGTCCTGATGTGGCCGAGCTGGACACGCGCTTGGTCGAGGTGCATGACATCTTGGACAGCTATTTCTCCCAGACCTTTAAGCCGTCTGACAAACTAATTAAAGCGAATGGCGGTTTCTTTGATTGGATTTCATCCGTCCATGATGTTTACCTGCTTGGCCATTCATTATCCGATGTTGACGCACCCTACTTCGAAGCAATCCTTCGACACCCCTCGGTGCGCCAAGCAAACTTTCACCTGGCCATCCATGATCCTAAGGAAGAGCCCGGCCTGCTGAGTCAGCTGAGCGGTTTCGGTGTTCCCGCGACTCAAGTCCGAACTTACAGCTGGGTGGATCTGTGCTTGCCCAGCTCGATCCTCTAAGCGATCAACAACTCAGGAAGCCACGCGGCAACGATATTTAGGCTCCTACAGGCGAGAGTTAATCCAATTCCCAACATCCTTGTCGAGCCATCCCGCAAATTGCCCCGCAATGAGTTCGCTAACGAAAATGCGGTCATTGTTGTCGAGCTTATGACGAAGGTCATCGCTCAGCTGCTGGGCAGACCCTGAGCTTTGCACCCAACGCACGCTTTCCAATCCAGCATCTTTCGCGGAGGGATACCGCTCTAGGTGTTGTATGAACTGGCGTCTCGCAGCGTCATAGTTGACGCGCTCTTTGTTCAGATTCCAAGTTACGACATAAACAGCCATAGCGTGTGCTCCGTTATCAAGTTGTTGCGAATTTTGTTAGGGCGGTCAGTCGCTAATCAGCGTGCCCCTCCCCCGCCCGCCATGGTTGGTATTAGGCGAAGCGCCGGGAATCAGTGACGCCCCTCCTCCACCCGATACCTTAGTGCGATAACACTGATGCGCGATCCATCTGCGTCCGCGCATCGGCATGGCTGTTATCCCGCTGCCCGAGGTAAGGCTCGTATTGGACAGACGAGCGATAGGCCTGCGCGCCAAGACTCAATGTCGAGTGTGTGAAGAAAAAGCGTCACGCCCTTCCCTTACAGAACATTTATAAGGAAACACAACAGCCGAAACTTGTGCCTGAAGTGTCATTCTCCCGTCATGTCGATAATCTCGTCGATATACTTCTCCAAGAACACACGTAGCGCATTCGCACTTGTGTAGGCGGCGTAGGCTTGGAAGCGATCATCTTTCTTGGCTGATGCAAAGTCACACACTGACTTCAACACGAATGCTATCGGCTTGGGAGAGGCAGCGTGCGCGGCAGCCATAAGGCCATAGGCTTCCATCTCCAGTCCAATTAATTGACGCTGCTGCTCCAGGATTGCTGGAAGTACACTTTCATCCGCCACCACTGCGGATCCGGAAGCAATTGGGCCGATGTGCATTGCCAGGCGGGATGTGGGAGACGGTGCCGGCCAGTTATCTTCTATAGACCTCCACACATCACGATCTCGTCGCATTATATCTGCTCGAGCTCGCACGGCCTCAGATGGACCCAGTTGGTGGGGCGATATTCTGAAGTGTGACCCGCGCGTTTCGTCGAATGCGTGCTTTCCGCTTTGGTAGTCCCAGCACGGGTCGGCAAAAAGTACATCTCCAAGATTAACCTTGCTCTCGACGCCGGCACAGATGCCGACCATGACAAGAAGCCTTGGGCGCAATATGGTCGTGACTTTTGTAGCAAGGATGGCGGTTGAAACCAAGCCCAATCGTGGGGCGGACGCACTTA